ATGCGATTATGGCTAATCCAAAAGACCCTTATTGGGATAAAAACAGCATATCGCACAGACAACAGATTGAAAGAGTGCAAGAATTATATGGCATGATTCATGGATGATGAAACAATCCTGAACGCCAGAATAGAGGTTATGCGTATGGTTGTAGATAACTGCACCCAGCGCGACATTTTAAACCCGATTCCAATAGCCGATAAGGTTTGGGATTGGGTTTGTCGGGGTAGCGGTAAGTTATGCTCTTGCCGTCCTGAAGACAATCGGAAAGACGATAGCTCAACGGCAGCTCAAAAGCCTAGGCGTGTCCGAAAGGGTAGCACATCGCAAAGTGTATAAATGCAATTTAGTGTGACTTAAAGGAGATTTAAATGTCTACACAAGTAACTACCGCATTTGTACAACAGTATTCTGCTAACGTGCAGATGCTTGCGCAACAGATGGGAAGCCGTCTGCGTGATGCTGTGCGTATTGAGAATGTTGTTGGAAAAAATGCTTTTATCGACCAGGTAGGGGTTGCTACTGCGCAGTTGCGTACTAGCCGACATGCCGACACACCACAGATGGATACGCCTCATGCGAGACGTAGGCTATCATTAGCTGACTACGAATATGCTGACTTGATTGATGACCAAGACAAAATTCGTATGTTAATAGACCCAACTTCATCATACGCCCGTGCAGCCGCTGCTGCTATGGGTCGTGCGATGGATGATGTTATCATTACAGCATTTGACGCTGCTTCATCTACTGGCGAAACTGGCTCAACAAGCACAGTTTTCGACACAAACCAAGATGTTGCTGTAAGTGTTGGTGGTGCTAACACAAACATGAACTTAACAAAGCTACGTGAAGCAAAGAGATTGCTTGACGCTGGTGATGTTGACCCATCAATTCCACGTTACATTGTTGTAGGCCCAAGCCAGATTCAATCTCTGCTTGCTGACACCAGTGTAACATCAAGTGACTTTAACACTGTTAAGGCACTTGTACAGGGTGAGATTAATGAGTTCATGGGTTTTAACTTCATTATGTCTAATCGTCTATCCGCTGATACAAACAATGTTCGTACTTGCTTTGCTTTTGCACAGGAAGGTATTGCATTAGGTGTTGGTAAAGATGTTTCTGCAAGAATTGATGAGAGAGCTGACAAAGGTTACGCAACTCAAGTCTACTACTGCATGAGCATTGGTGCCACTCGTATGCAAGAGAACATGGTTGTTCGCATCAAGTGTGATGAAGACGACTTAGACGGTGTAGCATAGGAAAGGAACTAGATTATGGGTACGAAAAATTCTGATTTAGTTGCAAATATTGAGGCTCTTCCTCAAGTTGCAAATCCTGCCAGCGAGTTAGGCGGTTCAATTCGTGTTGCTCAAGGTAACGTAGCTTTAGCTGCAACAGACACTAACGATGATGACATTGTTATGCTTGCACCTATCCCAACTCACGCAACCATCACATCCATACGTGTTGGTTCAGATGGGTTAGGCGGTTCATGCACATTCAATGTTGGCTTCTACACTAATGATGGTGTTGTTGTTGATGAAGACGCATTAGCTACTAACGTTGCTGACGGTGCTGCTGTAGCAGAACTTCGTTATGAAGTGCTAGACCTAAACACAACAGGTCAACAAGTTTGGGAATTAGCTGGTCAAAGCTCAGACCCAAGCGATGTTTACTATGTTGCGGCAACATTTAGTGCAGAAGGTGCATCCGCTGGAGATATGGCGTTTGTTATCGAATACGTTGTAAACTAATATGATTGGGGCGGTTCTGCCGCCCCTTTCTACTTCCAGTCTGGGGAAATGACTTGGAATATAACAACAATTTTAAGTATGATTTAAAAGTAGGACAGTTAGCTGAGAAGTGGTTAGGCGAATTGCTGTCAGGAAACACCATAGAAGTTAAACGAGACTTTAAGGCTTCACAGACTGGCAAAGTTTTTGTGGAGTTTTTTTGTAGAGGTAAGCCGTCTGGTATTGCTACATCGGAAGCAGACTACTGGGCATTTGTCATAAGCACTGGTTATGTGGTAATATTGCCTACAAAAGCCCTGAAAGAAATAGTTGAGTTACACAAAGAAAAAGGCTGGGTTATGTCTGGCGGTGACAACAATGTTAGTCAGGGTGCGCTAGTAAAGGTTGAAAGGTTAGTTAAACATGCCATCGGTAGTTGATATATGTAATGAAGCGATTGACTTGTTAGGTGGTTCAACAATTACTGACCTAACAGAGAACTCTAAAGAAGCAAGATTATGTAACAGGCGCTATGAGACAGTACGAGACAAAGTGTTGCGCTCACATCCTTGGAACTCGGCAATTACAAGAGCGACATTAGCACAGGATTCTACAGCTCCTGAGTTTGGCTTTACGTATCAATATACATTACCAACTGACCCATATTGTTTAAAAGTATTATCTTTCTGGAACTTAAATGTGGATAGTGAGATTGCTGCATATGACTCACAAGTTATGTTTAAGATTGAAGGAAGAAAAATATTATCAGATGAAGGCACTTGCAAAATTACTTACGTTGCAAGGGTAACAGACACAGAACAATTTGACAGCTTACTTTCTAGCACAATCGCTTATAGATTAGCGTCAGAGATAGCCTATGCAATCACTGGTAGTAATAGTCTTGGGCAACAAATGTATCAGTTGTACCAAGCAAATCTAGCAGAAGCTCGTTCTATGGATGCTATGGAAGGTATGCCAGACAAAATTATTGCAGATTCATTTATAAATTCAAGGTACTAAGATGGCGCGAGTATCATCCATTGTTACCAACTTTCAAGCTGGTGAGTTATCGCCTCGACTTGAGGGCAGGATTGATTTACAGAAGTATAGTGCTGGCGCTCAAACATTACAGAACATGCTTGTGTTTCCTCAAGGCGGTATTACTAGAAGACCAGGCAGTTACTATGCTGGTACATCAAAAGATGGTGGCAAAGTAAGATTAATTAACTTTGAATTTAGTGATGAGCAAGCATATGTGCTTGAGTTTGGCACAAACTATATTCGCTTTTTCAAAGATGGTGGCATTTTAACAGAGGCAACCAAAGCAATCTCAGGCGCAACAAAGGCTAACCCAGTTGTTATTACAGCTACAGGCCATAGTTATAGCAATGGAGATAGAGTATTTATTTCTGGGGTTGTTGGCATGACAGAGCTAAACAACCGCGAGTTTACTGTTGCTAATCAGACAACCAATACATTTGAGCTATCTGGTATAGATGGTTCAGCATTTACTACATATACATCTGGTGGCACATCTGGCAAAATTGTAGAAGTAACCACAACATATAGTGCTACTGACATATTTGAACTAAACCATGTTCAGTCTGCTGATGTGTTATATTTAGCGCACAAAGACCATGACCCAGCAAAGCTCACAAGAACAACAGCCACATCTTTTACGCTTACGGATATAGATTTTATTGATGGCCCTTGGCTTGATGAAAACATTACCACAACGACATTGTATGCTTCTGCTGCTACTGGGACAGGGATTACAATAACAGCTTCTGCTCCTTTGTTTTCCAGTGATGATGTCGGGCGGTTTATTCGTTTCAGAGAAATACTTGAGATTGAACATGATGAATGGGCAGCAAGCACCGCCTACGCTAATAATGCTACTGTCCGTTTTAATGGTCATGTATATAAAAATGTAACTGGCTCAACGGTAAGTTCTGGTAACACTGCTCCTGTACATCTTACAGGCACAGAAACTTATGGGTCTATAGATTGGGAATATTTGCACGATGAATTTGGTCATGTAAAAATCACAGCATTTACCTCTGCTACAGAAGTTACTGCTGACGTACATGAAGACCAGTATGGAAACTCAAGGCTTCCTGATAGCTCTGTTGGCTCTGGTAATGCAAATACACGCTGGTCATTAGGAGCATTTGGTGGAGACCAGAAGTTTCCAAGGGCAGTAGCGTTCTATGAAGAAAGATTATACTTTGCTGGAACAGATGGGCAGCCTCAAACAATCTTTGGTTCAGTTACAGCAGACTTTGAGAACCAAACTCCTGGCACATTAGATGATAGCGCGATTAATGTTACGATTGCATCTGACCAAGTTAATGTTATCAAGCATATGGTTCCAGGTCGTTTCTTACAGATTATGACTACCAGCGCA